GGGTAACGGCCTGAAAAATACTTAATATTCTCCCTAATACGGTCATACTCTGCTGATGACCCTAAAGTCATCAAAGAGGATGACCACACAGTAGATGGTTTCAAGTATTTTGTCCTAGATAATGCTAGAGAGTTAAATCTAAAAGCCTAAAAGGAGCTAGTAATGGGAATAGTCCAAACAATTAAAGAGATTTTTAAAAGGAGTAAATATGTGATGACTACTCAAAATCTAACTTACATCACTGATCATCCGAAAATAGCAGTGTCATCAGCAGAGTATGACCGTATTAGGGAGAATATTAAGTATTTTTCAGGCCGTTACCCTCAAGTAGAGTATAGAGACAGTAATGGGGCTGAAAATAAAAGAGATTTCAACCATTTACCCATTGGTCGTACTGCTGCTAAGAAAATTGCAAGCCTAGTATTTAATGAACAGGCTGAAATCAAACTAGATGATGAGCAAGCTAATAAGTTTATCCAACAACAGCTACAAGATGACCGATTTACCAAGAACTTTGAGCGATACCTTGAGAGCTGTCTAGCTCTTGGTGGTCTTGCTATGAGGCCTTATATTGATGGTGACCGTGTAAGAGTGTCATTTATTCAAGCACCTGTTTTTTTGCCATTGCAGAGTAACACTCAAGATGTGTCTAGTGCTGCAATCGTGACCAAGACCATCAAAGCTGATGGGAACAAGCAGAGATATTACACGCTGATTGAATTTCATGAGTGGTCAAATGATAAATACACAGTATCAAACGAGCTATACAGGTCTGATAATCAGAATGTAATAGGCTCAAGAGTGCCACTGTCAGAGATTTATGAGGATTTAGAGGAAGTGGTGGAGCTAAATGGCTTGAGCCGTCCACTATTCACTTATCTAAGACCTCCAGGCATGAATAACAAAGATATCAACAGCCCATTAGGTTTGTCTATCTTTGACAACGCCAAAACTACAATAGACTTTCTTAATACCACCTATGATGAATTTATGTGGGAGGTCAAAATGGGTCAGCGTAGAGTGGCAGTACCTAGCCAAATGATTAAAGCAGAATACAATCAAGATGGTGATAATGTCATAGTCAAGCGTGAGTTTGAGGCTGGACACAATGTCTATGAGCAGTTTGACTCTGGTGACATTGATAAGGGCATAGGTATCACAGACCTTACTACACCAATCAGGTCAGATGACTACATCAAGGCTATTAACGAGGGCTTGGCACTCTTTGAAATGCAGATAGGTGTATCTGCTGGCATGTTTAGCTTTGATGGCAAGAGTATGAAAACAGCTACAGAGATTGTCTCTGAAAATAGCGACACATACCAAATGAGAAATAGTATTGTGAGCCTAGTAGAGCAATCACTAAAAGAGCTCATTGTCTCAATGCTAGAACTCGCCAAGGCTTATAAACTATACTCAGGTGAAATCCCTGAGATGGACAAGATCAGCATTAACCTTGATGATGGTGTTTTTACAGACAGAAATGCTGAGCTTGATTATTGGATAAAAGTAGTCAATGCTGGCTTTGGTACTAACACGATGGCTATTGAGAAAGTTTTGAATGTTACGCCTGAAAAAGCTAAAAAAATCAAAGCTGAGATTGATGGCAATGTCATTGATGATGTAAATGATGAGCGTAGCCCTGAGGATGTCTCAATTTATGGAGAGTGATTAGATGGCTGATGTCAAAAAGAAACCAATCAAGCTAAATGATCAGCAATTAATGCTTGACGCTAGTAGAGTAGCTGACATTTATCATCAGCTAACTCTTGACCTTTTTGACCAAGTAATAGACCGTATCAAAGAGCGTGGCTCTGCTAGTCTTAATGACAACCCTTATATCTGGCAACTTGAGAAAATGAATGAGATGGGCTTGCTTAATGATGATAATGTCAACCTTATCTCAGAGCGCTCAGGAATTGCTGAGGAACAGCTCAGGTATGTCATACAAAACGAGGGCTACAAAGTCTATAAAGACACTAAAGAGCAGTTACTTGAGTCTATGGGTGGAGATTTTACTGATAATTCACTCATCCAGACCAATCTAGCTGCTTATGTCAATCAGACCATGGGAGACATAGATAACCTCATCAATACCACTTTGCCAATGAGTGTCAGAAAGGTTTATCAGTCTATTGTTGAGGAAAGTGTAGCAAAAGTTGTAACTGGCTTAACTACATCAGATAAAGCTATCTCTGATACAGTCATGAAATGGGCTGAAAAGGGCTTTTACGGCTTTACCGATAGCCAAGGTAAGCGCTGGAAAGCTGACACTTATGCTAGACAGGTCATCAAGTCAACAGCTTGGAGGGTCTACCGTGAGGTCAGAATGGCTCCAGCTGAGGAATTAGGTATAGATACCTTTTACTATCACAAAAAGGCTACAGCAAGAGAGATGTGCGCTCCTCTGCAACATCAGATAGTAACTACTGGAGTTGCTAGAACTGAGGCTGGAGAGCGTATCCTTGCTTTAGCTGATTATGGCTACGGTCATCCTGCTGGCTGTCAGGGGATAAATTGCACCCATGAGATGACACCATACATCCCAGGGGTCAACTACAAGCCTGATTTGCCTGATCATTTGAAAGACCTAACACCTGAGGAGGCTATAGCAAATGCAAACGTACAGGCTAAACAGAGAGCCCTAGAGAGGTCTATCAGGAAGTCTAAGGAGCTTTTGCATGTTGCAGAAAAGCTAGGAGATAGTGAGCTAACATCTAAGTATAAGAGCAAGGTAAGGATGAAACAAGGAGCCATGAGAGGATTTTTGAGTCAACACCCTTACCTACATAGAGATTATGCTAGAGAGAAATACTATGATGATCCATTTTCTCAAGCTCAAAAAGAAGTAAAACTCAGGAAGAAGATGTCAGAACATCACTACATCAAAGAGAATGAAATACCTGCATTTAAGAAAGTGGGCGGGAAAATCACTAAATCAGAGCGTAAAGTTATCTATGCTCCAGACTTTGACAGTATGGGGTATATAGCAACAAATAGGAGCTTTGATATTAACAAAGCTCTCAGAAGTAATGGCACTATCCCACTTAGCAAAGAAGAAAGCAAAGTAGTTTCAACTCTTGATGGTGTTATTGAAAGAAATAGAGCGTTAAAAAATATAAAAGTTAGTCGCTTTGATGATGGTAGTTACTTTAAATCAATCATTACTAGGAATGCTGACTTGCTGAAAAAATATGATAGTGTATCTGATATGCTTAACTCTGGAGAGGCTGTTTTCAGTAATGCTGCTTACACATCAACTAGTTATATTCCAAAATATAACTTTTTCAAAACTAGAAAAGTCAAAACCATCATCAACATTTCAAAGGATAGTAAAATATACTTTACAGATAATGACGCTGAGTCTGAAATTATCATACCAAGAAACGCAAAATATGATATAATTAGTATGAAAGAAAACAAAGGTGGCATTGTCTTAGAAATGAATTTAAGAGAGGAGTGATATTATGGAATTGTCAGAGGCTCTAAACTTTGTTGACTCTTTAAATCTGGATGAAAAGCCTTTAGATTTTTCAGAGTTTACTGATGAACAATTACTGAGTATAAGTATTACACTTGACTTACTTTCATTAGATGAGGCTAAAGCATTTGAATTAGAATTAAATAAGCGACAGCTTACAGAGAGATATTTTTCTATGAGAAAACCTAAAACTAGCGCTTAGTTTGATCTAGGCGCTTTTTTAATACCATAAACCACTATAAACCTATGGAACTCCATCAGGTTTTTTATTTTGCCCTGGAGCATGGCGTAAAACTGTCTTAATTTGTCCATGTGACGTAAAAAGGAGGATTAAGACATGAGTCTTAAACGTGAAATGTTAGTTGAGGCAGGTATTGAGGATAAGTCAGTGATTGACAATATCATGCAAGCGTACGGTGCAGGTATTGAGAATGCAAAATCACAGGCTAAATCTGAGCTACAAGCTGAAAATGAGACATTAAAGCAACAACTTGAGCAACAGACTCAAGCTATTCAAGACTTACAAGCTAAAGAGGGTGCTAGTGAGGAAAGTAAGCAACAGCTTGAACAACTCAAGGCACAATTTGAGCAGTATAAGCTGGATAGTGAGGCAAACCTTGCTCAGGTAACTAAAACCAATGCTATTGCCTTGGCTTTGAAAGATGTAGGCGCATACAATTCTGATGACTTGATGAAATTCATTGACCTAGAAAAAATCGAACTAGGAGAAGATGGCAAGCCTCAACTTGAGGACACAATCAACTCACTCAGAGAGTCAAGCCCTTACCTATTCCAAACAGTGCAAGAGCAACCTAACCCTAATATCTCTGTGCCTGGTAATCCATCAGCAAGTAATGCAGATGATGGCCTAAGTGCAGAGGACAAAGCCCTTTTTGCTGGCTTTGATAGCGTATAATACCAAAAAGAAAAGAGGAAAAATATAAATGGCAGTAAACTACGCAGAAAAATTCAGTCAGAAAGTAGATGAGCGTTTTGCAAGAGAGGCTCTTACTACTAACACTATCAACCAGGATTTTGATTTCATTGACGCTGAGACAGTCAAGGTCTACACAGTCGCTACATCAGGAATGAATGACTACCAGACTACTGGTCAAAATCGTTACGGTACAGCTGATGAGCTTGGTAATACAGTCCAAACTATGACGCTCTCTAAAGATCGTTCATTTACATTCACGATTGACAAAAAATCAGAGCAAGGCTCAAATGGTGTCATGGAGGCAGGTAAATCTCTAGCCCGTCAAATCTCAGAGGTAGTCATCCCTGAGGTTGATAAGTACCGTTTATCAGCAATGGTTTCAGGCGCTGACACTACTCATGTTGGTACAGGTGCAGCAAGCAAGACTAATGCTTATGAGCTTGTACTTGAGGGACAATCTAAATTGTCAGACGCTCTAGTTCCTGTGGCTGGCCGTATCTTGCATGTATCTCCTAAATTCTACAAGTTGATTAAACTTGATGATACTTTCATCAAAAACTCAGACCTTGGACAAGAAATCACTGTCAAGGGTCAAGTGGGTATGATTGACGGTATGCCAGTAGTATTGACACCATCAACATATATGCCTACAGGTGTTGAGTTTATTATCGCTCACCCAGCAGCTACTACATCACCTGTTAAGTTGGAAGATTACAAAATCCATGACAACCCACCAGGTATCAACGGTAAACTTGTTGAGGGGCGTATCCGTTATGACGCTTTCGTGTTGGACGCTAAGAAAAAGGCTATCTATGTCCACAAAACAGCCTAAGGAGGTAATCAATGGCTAAAGATAACACAGTAGAGGAAGTGGTAGAGGTTAAAGTTGATGTCACTTTGACCAAGGATGGGGTATCTTTTACCCTATCTAATCCTATCATGGTATCAGCCTTTGAAAACAATGGCTATAAAGTGGAGGAATAAACCAAATGGCTCAATTTAAAGCAACAAGTAATGTTGTTTTTAATGTCAATGGCAAAGAGCAAAGCTATGACAAGGATGTAGTGTATGACATGGATGTCAAAGTAGCTGAGAGCTTGAATGCTCAAGGCAAACAGTCACATCCTGAGTTGAGCCCATTCTTTGAACCAGTTGACGAAAAAGAAGAAACCAAAGAGGCAGGTAAATAGTACCGCCTCTTTTTATTGGAGGTGGTTACTATCGCTTATTTGACACAAGATGAGTTTAAAAAATTAGGATTTGATGAAGTAGATGACTTTGAAAAATTATTGATGAGGGCAGAGG